ACGAAGAAATAAATAAAATGGTAATTATAAGTGTAGTGGATGGAAAGATATGTATCAATGGTCAAACGTTTGGTGTGCATCAGTTACGTGAGTCAAAAGAATACCTTCAGAGTATAGGAGAAGAAGAAGCATTTTTCTATCCTGAAAACGATGAAGAACTAAATGAACTCCATAGCATAGTTAATCGTATGGAGAAAGCATCACCGGAAGCGTCTGGTGAAGAGGCTTTGTCGTATTATTTGAACTAAAAATGGACAGAATCGGGTAATGATTTATGAGTAGGACGGTAGATAAAAGAAAAGAGTTGAGAAAGCGCGTTGAGTATTGGTATTGGCCATCAGAAATATCACATAAAACGTGCCAAATGTTATTGAACTTAATTAAAAATGATTGGAGCGAAGCGAGAACAGAGGACCAAGTCGTTGATACCCGAAAGAGTAATGTACAATGGTTAAATGATCAATGGGTATATGATTTAATTTGGGATTATATGTCGTATGCAAATGAAAATGCAGGATGGAAATACAATATAACTGCTGCCGAAAATTGTCAGATAGCACGATATACCAAAGGTGAATTTTATTCATGGCATAGAGATGGACTTGGCACACACAATGATATCGACAACAACCCAGATAACAAAAATTTATTTGGCAAAGTCAGAAAACTTTCAATGTCTATTCTGTTAAATGATGATTATGAAGGTGGTAATTTTAATATGAATGGGGAAAGAGGTATAAAGGATGCACCAAATGGATTGATTGATGGATTGGGGTCAATTATTGTGTTTCCTTCTTTTATAGAACATCAAGTTGCTCCTGTGACTAAGGGGACCAGATATTCTTTAGTAACATGGTTTGTTGGTGAACCTTTTGTTTAGAATACATAAAAAATGAAAAATGAAATGAAACAATTTATAGGTATTTTTCCAAATGCTATAAATGATGATACGTGTTCTAGATTTGTAAAATGGTTTGATGAAATAAAAAACTGGGGTTTAACACTTTCCTCTTTTCAAGATTCGAACAAGTCAGAAATGCTCAGAAAAGATGAAGTGGTTGGTATACCTCTAGGGTTATCTATGTCATGTTTTCCTCTTTTTGAGACTCGCCCATTTTGGCAAAATATACAGGATTGTCTAGACATCTATCAACAAGAGTATAGTACACCGGATAATTTGACATCATATGACTTTAAGATACATAGAGTACAACCTACTGGTGGGTATCATGCTTGGCATCATGAGCATATGTACACTCAACCACATAGAGTGCTTGCATGGCACTTAACCATAGAATCCCCTAAAAGTGGTGGAGAAACAGAATTTCTTTATCAATCAATGAGAGTAGAACCAAAGGTGGGGCAATTATTAATATGGCCCGCAGGATTTACACATAAACATCGTGGGAATCCACCACTAGAAGGCCAAAAAACTTATATAACAGGTTGGTTCAACTTAACACAATTATGAGAAATATAAAAGTAAATGATATTGTTATAGTGGGAGGAGGTTTTTCGGGATGGATTACCGCTCTTTCTTTCCGAAAGGTTTTTAAACATTTAAATATAACATTAATAGAATCTGATAAAAAACCCCATATAGGCGTGGGTGAAAGTAGTCAACCGTATCTTACTAAATTTTTAAATGGTCTAGGGTATAAGCCAACAGATTGGATGCCACATGCTAATGCTACATATAAATTAGGAGTAATGTTTAATGGTTGGTCAGATAATCAATTTATGGTTGATAGTGAATCACCTCTCTGGAATATATTAGATTCGACAGAATATGATTTTTTTAGTACACATGATGCTGCAATAGCAACAGGCATGACCGTAAAAGAATGGTCAGAGTGGCTGCCTCCTTATAGAATGGCAATAAACAATAAATCACCAAAATTTGGGAAAGAACGATTTAATTATACTGAAGGAAACTTTGATTTGCAAATCAATGCATTTCAATGGGATAATTTTGGAATGATAGAGTGGTTAAAATCAGAATGTACAAAATTGGGTATAAATCATATCGTTGACAATGTAGCAGAAGCAAAGTTAGATGAAGAGGGGTATATAACAGAATTAGTTTTAGAAAATCGATCAGTAAATGTTTCAGGAGATCTATATCTAGATTGTTCTGGATTTCGTGCTATTTTAATTGATGGTGTATGTAACCGCCCGTGGGAATCTGTCGAGAATATTTTACCAACAAATAATGCTGTAATAATAAGAAAAAAATATACTAATCCCCAAAAAGAATGTCATCCCTACACAGGATCTACAGCAATGAATTCAGGTTGGATGTGGACTGTACCAACATATAATGATCTATCTTATGGTTATGTTTATTCCGACAAATATATAGATAAAAATGACGCTGAAAAAGAATTACGAACAAAAATAAATGAATGGGATGTTCCAGCATTGCATGTACCTTTTCGAACAGGTCAACGAGACAAAATATCATTTAAAAATGTTTATGCCATAGGTCTTTCGGGAGGTTTTTTAGAACCATTAGAAGCAACAAATTTAACATTTACTGTATGTGCAATAGAAAACTTAGTAAGATTATTAGCTGGAACCAGTTTAGTATATAATGATGGATCTATGAGTTCTGATATAAGCAAAATGTTTAGTATGGAAGTAGATGAAATAGTAAATTTTATATACATGCATTATAAAATGTCTACAAAAAATGATACATTATTTTGGAAAGAAATAAAAGAAAAATCTATACCAGATAAAGTTCTACCTATGTACAATGCAGTAATAGATGGGCCTTTATCTCGCATCGAATTTTTAAATTTTGTGATGAAAAACAGACCGTATAATAATCTCTATCCTGCTGAAACTGTATTTTCCACACATCACTGGTGGCAATTATTAAAAGGATGTGGTAGGTATGAAAATATTAAAAAATCATATAGTGATGATTTTATAAAATATAGCAAAATGGTGTTAAATAGTCATTCAAGTAAAATAGATAATGTATTAGATATATTCCCCAATCACTATGATTATTTAACAAAATGGTACGAAACCTCTTAGATGGAAACAATTGTTAACAAAAATAAACTAGATAGTTTTTTTCTGACCTTTCGTTTCTCCAAACATTTAGAGATGAAAGAAACAGTATTGACACTTATAGCCGAACAACTACCAGAGTCACTAACAACTAAAGATGATTATTACTCAGATAGTATTACTAATGTAGATTGGTCATTATCAGAAGATTTTTCTAGGCCATGGGTTCAGTATTTTAAACCTGACTTAGATGTTCTATTAACTAATGTATTCAACGCATGTGGATATGTGTATAGTAATATTGCCGCATTATGGTTTCAACAATATCAGACAAACGATGCTCACGGATGGCATACACATAGTCATAATTTTACAGGAGTATATTACTTAGATTTACCCGCAGATGCACCAAAAACACAAATAGTAAATCCATTTACACAAGAACATATTTTAATTCCAGAAGTAGGGGAAGGAGATATTCTTATATTTCCTAGTTATGTTATACATAGAGCCCCTGTGATAAAAGAAAAGATTAACAAAACTATTATTTCTTTTAATTTCAATGTTAACAATATTACTGCACCCGTAATGAACAAGATTAATGAATTAGGAGAGATGTATTAATGACAGATACATTTGATATTCTTGATAAATATCCCAACCAGACTGAAGGATGGTTGCAAACACAACTTTCAAAAGAGGTGATGATGGTATTACAGAGTTATATTGAGGAGGCGAAAAATAATCCAATAAGTATGAACAAAGAGTTGGCCGGAACCATATCAACTTCTCTGAGCCTAAAAGACAAAGATAATTGGTTTTTTGGGAACATCTTAGTTCCATTCCTCAAAAAATATACGAAATGTTATCCTGAGTATATGAGAACAATAAGCACATTGACATCGGATGTGCCGTATTGTTTAAACCTCTTTTGGGTTAATTTTCAAAAACAACACGAATTCAATCCCCTTCATGATCATGGTGGAGTATTTTCTTTTGTGATATGGGTAAAAATTCCTACTGATTGGAGAGAACAACACGCAATACCAATCAGCGCTAATAGTACTAATCCCATAGCATCTAATTTTGAATTTCAGTTTGTTACAATGTTGGGTCATCCTTCAAGGTATACTTATCTCTTAGATAAAAAATCAGAAGGTGGCATGTTATTTTTTCCATCACAATTACAACATACTGTTTATCCTTTTTACGAGTGTGATGAAGAAAGAATTTCAATTTCTGGAAATATTTACTTGGACACAAGAGGGGTAGATGAATTGGAATAGAAGAAGTAAAATAGAATTTTTTCATACCGAACCTAGTATTATTGAAAATTTTCCTATTATAGAATCTAAAAATTTAAAGTTAAACTGGATAAAACGGTCAAGAGAAGATTTTGAAAAACTTGTAAAGTCCGGCGCTAATACTAAACCACACTTTAATCATTTATCAAGATGCCCAGGCATATTTGATATATTTAAATATGGTTATATAATTTCTCTTCATAAAGATATTATAATACGCCCTGTGGATAATGGTTTTGAATGGGAAACTGTACCACCGGCACTTGATCCTATTCTTGAGAATTTTAAAATTGAAGGCGTGCAGGAAAGTTCTGTAAATTTAATATCAAAACCCCCGTGGGCAAGGGACTTTATGATTAAAATTGTTACTGGATGGCGTATCATAGCACCAAAAGGATTAAAACTTATGATGTTACCTATAGCATATCCAGACACTTTCGATTTTACAGCTACGACAGGAATTTTAAATCCTGCTTTGTCAACTCAAGTAAATTTTCAACTGTTTTGGAATGGAGTAGATAAAGAAACTATAATACGGGCGGGTACTCCTTTAGGTCAACTAATCCCAATTAGTGAAAAGAAATATCAAATGGTTCAAAGAATTGCTAATCAATATGACCGAGATTGGATAACAAAAGTAAATAGCATGTATGGTTCTACTTTTTGGAAATATACAATAAGAAAAAAAATAGTTGATATGTATAACAATTACTGGAACTGATATGAAATTAATATAGAGGAAGGTAAAATATGAATGATAGAAGAAAAACAAAAAAACAAGAAAGAAAAGACATGTTAAAAAAATATGAAGGGGAGCTCGAAGGACCTTATGATCATCTAAAAGAAGGTGTAGATTACCTAGATGATATCCAAAGGAATAAGAACAAATAGAATGGTTGAAAGTATGGAGAAAGCATCACCGGAAGCATCTGGTGAAGGAATAGCGTCATACTATTTGAACTAAAAAGGAGTATAATCATGAAAGATAAAACCTCATTTGGAGAGTACTTCGACAACCAACGTGATGCAATGATCAAGGATATGCAGAATAAGAATAAGCAACAGAACGTTGAATGGATGGAAGCTTATGAAAAAAGAGAACAACTAAAGGACTATAACCATAGAATGTCAATCAGAAACCCAGTTGATACTCATAAAATATGACACACAAATATAATTTCGAGAACGCCACAGAGAAGAGCATAGCAGATAAAGAGTTTGGATACATCACCATACCAGAATGTGATGGTCAGGTCAAACACCCCGAACATCTACAGCAACACGAAACCCTCCAGATTCTACAAAGACATGCATTAAATGAAGACTGGGCAACTGTTAGAAGTATGATTGCTGAACTGCCAGAACATCAAAGAAAAGATACAATTCATATGTTAAAAAAGACTAATAATGACCCTTTGATTGGAAAGAAATTCCCTGATGAAGCATGGTTTCAAAAGAGAGCTGATGAATACGAAACATTATGAGTTAAGAAAATAATACATAGTGATAAACCCTATA